GCTCAAGACAAGCAGGCTATCTCAACCAGTCGCGCCAAGAGCGTGCCTGCGCGTGTTGCCAAGCACGCGCAGACCCCCAACGTTAAGGGGGGCCCGCGCAAGCGGAAGGAGGGTCCCACGGCTACTGTGGACCCCAAGACGCCTTCAAAAGCGTCGCCCGCCAAGCCGACCCCAGGCCCAACTCCTGGTGCGTCAGCAAAGGCAACGCCCACCACTGCAGCAAAGCGGCGGGCACGGCGAAAGGCCCAGAAGGCCGCCAATGCCCCGATCCAGGGCGAGGCGGCCGCTGGGCCCGACGCCAAGGCGAATGTGCCTGCAAGTCCCGACAACGCGGGCGAAAATGTAGCGGAGGCCAAATCCAAGGGCAAGTCCAAGAACAAGAAGGACAAGTCCAAGGAGGAGGCGGTTGACTCCGCGAAACCTGACAAAGCGAAACCAGATGACAATACTGGGCTGCAGGCTGATCGCCTCACGGCGATCGCCAAGGCTCATGAGTTAACTGTGTTGCGCGAGCCGACACCCATCACTTTTGACGCGTGGACCTATTCCATCACGCGGCTGTTGTTGTGGCTCATCGTCGTGCTGCTGTACTGCAGTCTGACGAAGACCCCAACTACACTTATGGAGGTGGTGTACGACGCGCTCTGCTCAACACGGCTGGTATCAGCCCTCATCACTATTTCAGAGGGCTGGGCAATCGCGTGGCAGGGCCTAGTCACAGCCATATATGGCGCGCCGACCTTGGCAGCGCGCGCATGGACTGTTGGCCAGGCAGTGTTCTGGTACCTATCCAACCTAGCACTAACTCGTTACGACGTCATACTCGTGGCGGTCTTCACGCTGGCCCTCATCCGCCCAATGCGGCGATCTTCTGGTAAAATCGGATCGATCGCCCCTTGGGTTAAAGAGAGGGCCCTGAAGTACGGTGTTGACGAGTCCCTCCTGGCCGTTGCTGTAGCTGCTGCTGCAGGCCAGGCGAAGGCGCTCTCAACTACTCGTGAGTTAGCGTACAAGCTGGGCCATTGGATAAACGAGCACAGGACGAAATGGACCGATCTCGAGCGGACCGATCAGGTGGCGAAGTGCCAAATGATCTGTAGCGACGTGACCATACTTGACGAGGGTTTGTTGAGTAGGGCCGAGAAGGCCAGCTTAGGCTGGCTGCACTCACGCTACAACGCTTGGGCTACGTCCTCGTGACATGCGCCCGTCACGCGGCCCGCGCTCTGTGCTGACGTCAAGCAAGAGCTGCAGGAACTGGATGAATCCTGCAAGCTCCGGAGTACGGGGCGCGTGGCGGTGAATGAACACACCAGAGTGTTCACAAGCTTGGGCAGGCCAACGACAGTGCCCATATGCTTCGGTCACCACAACTGCTCGCACAATCAACATCTCGCCCTGAGGAACCGGGTCCTCGGCGTTACACCAAAGCCCACGGCGCAAGCCGTGGCCGTACTTAAGTCAGTCGCACGCAGGCTAGCAGCATTCCTGCCGCGTGTGGCCACCGAACAGTTCTACGTACAAGCTAACCGCTACAGTGGCGCGAAGCGGGCCTTAATGGTCCGCGCCACTGATCGGCTGATAGCATGGGGCTGGTCGGACAAGTATGCAGCTATTCGAATGTTTGTGAAGTTCGAACTGCTGAATCCTGGACTGTTCAATAGCGCAGGAGAGCTGTTGGGAAAGAAAAATCCTGACCCCCGCGCCATCCAGTACCGCACGGCAGAGTACTGCATGGCGATTAGTCGCTTTTTGAAGCCCTGTGAACACGCCCTGTATGAGCTACAGGGTGACGGGGTATCACTCCCGCCCGACCGAATGGTGGCTAAGGGCCTATCTCTCGGCAGCAGAGCAATGCTGCTTCGCAAGAAGATGCTTAGGTTCCGGTCACCTGTGGTCATGTCAGTCGACTGCTCCCGCTTCGACAAGCACGTATCCGTGCCACTTCTCCGCATCGAGCACTTGGTGTATCACCTTATGAATAATTCTAAGGAGTTTGCACACTTGCTCGCGCTGCAGTTACGCAGCCGCGGACGATCACAGTGGTTCAAATACGTCGCGGAGGGACGCAGGATGTCAGGCGACATGAACACCGCGTTAGGCAATTGCATCCTCATGATCATTATGGTTGTCGCCTCAATGGAAATATTGGGGTTCACCGCCAGGGACTATGACATGTTGGACGACGGTGATGACTGCTTACTCATCTCTGAGAGCCACAATCTCGGCCTCCTCCAATCGAGGTTGCCGGACATCTTTCTAACCTTTGGTATGACGCTGAAGATCGAGAACATTGCGTTCACGATGGAAGATGTCGTGTTTTGTCAGCACAGACCCGTTCAATTACGGGAAGGCACTTGGAGGTTTGTCTGCAATCCGCAGAAGCGTATGGCAAATGCGCTAAGTTCGGTCAAATACAACCTCTTCAACGTCAAGGTCTACAGACGCCAGATGATTACTGTCGGCATGTGTGAGTTGGTGTGTAGTCTTGGAGTACCTATCCTCCAGGAGTACGCGCTAGCCCTCATCCGAAACGCCTCCGGCGTAAAACCTTTCAAACTCACCGCAAGTGAGTCCCTCTTCCATCGAGTCAAGGCGGAAGGGGCCCTGATGGCAAGCAAGTTCATCGCACGGGTGGATCCACTGCCGATTACGGCGGTGGCCAGGGAAAGTTTTTACAAGGCGTGGGGAATTACTGCAACGGAGCAAATTGAGCAGGAAAACAACCTCAGAGCATGGGAGATCAATATCGTTGCCCCGCAAACGGCGCGTAGTGTTGACGCAGCTACCTGGACCATGGACCAGTGTGAGGCGTCAGATCGCTACCGCCTGTGAGATGGCGACTAATCGATCCACCATCCTCAACCGTGTCGTCGCGACCATCGACGACACGTCAGCACACACGTCAAGTGTGCAACCCCTCACAGATGCAGTGGGGGCTACGGCCCGGAGGCGGGCCATTAAACGCAAAAACCTAGAAGTGCAGCTGCCCAACCAGCCTGTCCCAGGACAGGTGGAGTCAGTCAGCGGCTTCGTCACCCCTCGTCGCAGTGTTACCGCGCTGCCTTCGGGGGAGGTCCCACCAGCTCCACGGAAGTTGCATCCGTGCCCACAGCGGACCGGCACAGATACTGCCCATTGTACCTCGTGCCAGCGCCTTTTCAATGCGTTGGCCGAGATCGATGTGGCGGCGCATGTCGGCACGCATTATGTGGAGCAGGAGATGGTACCCATGCCTGTTCGCGTCACGCGTTCGCAGGCCCAGTCGCCGCGGCGTGCCACGAGGAGCTTTGACAGCACCTTGGGGTACCCTGGCGAGGGGCCTGTGACCAAGACCAGCAACGTGGGGGACCGAACCACTTTCGGCCTGCGGAAGTACCTGCCGGGCTCGACCGTCCAGCACCCCATTCACAACCCTTTCACCTACGGCATTCTAGGTGCGCCTAAGCGGCTGTGGGACAATGCGGGCGACTTACTCAAACATCACAAGTCGTCCAAACCGTCCGTTGCGCCTCGTCGTGTGTTCCTTGAGGACACCGAGGAGGACTACTTTGGTGTGCCGGTGGATGAGCTCAGCGGTGCCATGCCGCCAGGTCGTGTAGCCGCAGTGCGCAAGCCGCCCGAGGTGCCAACTACTGGTCCAAAGTTCCCGTCCGATCCGGCGGGCGACGGACCTGGCGCCTGGGGCATGCCTGCAAGCACATCCGTCGTTGGAGGCAAGGACCGTGACGTGCGTCAGTACGCGTTCACGGGCTCCTCCCGGGTTTGGGCCCACCCTTTTGGCCCAGCATACCCGAACGAGGACGGTGAGGTGCCTGAGCGTGTTGGTTTCTCGCAGTTGTTTACTACGGTGGCGACTGCGGCGGCCGACACGCACATGTTCAACACCGGGACCCTTGCGACGACGGAAACGGAAAACGAGGCGCAGATCAGCCCCGACACGCTCAACGGCCCGCTGGCCGGGCGAGCGCTCTACTTCGATAAGTACTGCTTTAGGTACCTACGGTTCACCATGCTTGGCGAGCAAGGTGCAAACGCCGTGGGATCGTACGTCATGGCATTGACGTGCGATGGGGCACAACTCAACATCCCCACATCCTACAGTACCGCTTTCGAGGCGGAGCACAAGGCCTATGGTGCCCAGAATGAGGGCCAGGTCGTACTCGAGTACGAATACCCTGGCACTCAACTGTGGTACCAACCAGCAGCCGTTGGCACCGCCGAGGCGCGTCAAACTGCGCAGCTCTCGTTCGTCATGTATCCAAGTGCAGCACCGTCGGCCAGCGCGGCCTACGGCCACATCCTGGTTGAAGGTGTCGTCGACTTCGTTTGCAGGTCGTCGACACACAACTTCACCCTTCTGCGGACCACCGCCGCCGAGAAACTCTATCTCGGTGCCCTCTTTAAGATTATGAGGGAGGAGGGCAGCGCTCGTGCAAGCGATGCCAAGGACGTGGTCACGGACATCAAGCGCGCCGCCGCCATTGTCACGTCGTTTCCTGACGCCGCGCTCAAGTGCCACATGGAGCTGCCGCCCGCCGGGCGCATCGTTCCGCCTGCCTACTTCCCAGGAAGTGGCAAACAGGTGGAGCAGATGAACCGGATGGTGGCGCAGCAAATCCATGAGCACAACCAGCGCAACCCGAGACCCATGGTTTTCGGGGTGGCCCACCTAGCAAGTGCAGCAATTTCGGCACTTGCACCCCACGCCCGCAGCGTGGGACGATCCCTCGTCCACCACGGGATCAGGTATGCGGCCCACAAGTCGGGAGCGACAGATGTGGTGTGCGATTCGCTGAAGAAGCAGGTCGCCTCCCTCGAGCAGAAGCTCGCGAAGACGAAGAAGTCTTCGGCGGGTTCGTCAAAGTCTCAGCAGAAGACCAAGAAGACGAAGGCCCGGGGGAAGAAGTGATGGAACGGTAAGACCACCAAGTGTGGCTCAAGGGAGGTGTTTGGGCACCTCCCTTTTGATGGCAAGGACGACTAGCAATGGTCGTGGGGATTAACGATCCCCCCACCCCAGTTAGTTTGTGGAATGAGTTCGCCAAGTGCGCGGAGGAGTTCACCCATATGTGGGAAGCGTACGCCTGATAGCGACGCCCAGCACACGTAATGGCAGAAGGCAGAAGCAGTGTTATGCCACCCTTGATTGGGTGGAAGGGAAACCTAGAGAACTGGCGCCACGCGAGAACTACGCTCGTGATGGTATTTAAGATCAGGAGGAATTTGCGCTGTGGAGTCGATGTCGGTCATGTGTTTGGCGGAGTGAAGGGGGCGTGCGGGAGGCCCATGTATGGACTGAGAAGGCTCCAGTCACCCCAACAATTGGGTGATGTGTATGGTGGATTGGTCACTGTGTTCAAGCGGACACTGACGGCACACAGTGCCACCGGATACTTTCTTCGTAACAACGTCTCATGCCCAAACTAAGTCCCCGCCGCTGGGGCGCTTTCCAGTCAATAATTACTCGCCGAGTGGGAACCCGACTGGAA